AACACTGAACTAAGGAGGACTTACATGGGTAAATTTACTGTTATCCCTCAGGATACCTTTGACGGGCTTCAACTTGACGCAGGCGTGCTATTGAAAACATTTAATCCGGCGCAAGTGGCAGCGCCCGATGACGCAGATATTATATGCGCCACCACAGGCGGGATTAATGCATCCTGCGTTCCAACGTATTCTGACCTTGGCGAGGATGTGGACAACTGCCCCAACAACACAAAAGAACTCAAGCACTTGGACGGATGGAACTGCAAAATGGCATTCACGTCATTAGGCACATCAGCGGAAAATATCAATCTGGCTTTGGGTGCTGCGGATATCGACAGTGTTGAAACAACCAAGATCACGCCGCGCAGGGACCTTGCACAGACTGACTTTTCCGATATTTGGTGGGTTGGTGACCGCGCGGATGGCGGGTGTGTGGCTATTCAGCTGAAAAATGCGCTGTCTACTGGCGGATTTACCATTCAGACCACCAAGAACGGAAAGGGGCAGGTATCAGTTGAACTGACTGGGCATGTCAGCATTAATGCACAGAGTGTTGTGCCGATGGTATTCTATTCAATAAATCCAGCTACGGAGGGTGGTGAGTAATGAAGCTGTCCGAACTTTCGACCGAACGCGCGGCAGATGTGCTGTGTGAAATCACGCCGTATATTGCCAGCCTGACCGGGGATAAGGCGCTGCTTGATGCACTGAAAACCGAAGTTGGCGCGGGTGACAAGAGCGTTGCAGAGATTTACACAATTGGCGCAAAGAAAATCGCGGCCATTGTACCGATTGTGCTGAAAGACCATCGACAGGATGTGTTCGGCATCCTTGCTGTGCTGAATGAAACGGATGTCGAAACAATCACGCGTCAAAACATCATAAAAACCATTCTTCAAATTCGCGAACTGGCGAAGGACAAGGAACTGGCCGATTTTTTCAAATCGTGGGGGCAGCAGGAGGCGAGCGCGTAACGCTCGCCTTGTTGTCCCTGCGCGGCCTTTCGGCGCGTTCGTGCATTGCCGCACTTCCTGCGGTCTTAAAACGCGACGAACACGCCGAAGCGTACCGCGTGTATGTTACCGATGCGTTGAAAATCATCTGCGAAAACACGGCAAGGTACGCTGGCGGGAGCTGCATTGAAATGCGGTATATCGACCTTATAAACCCAAAACCCGAAGATACCCGAACGGGTGATGATGTAATCGAACACATGAAATTAAAATTGCGCACGATTGGGGGTGAATGAAATAGATTTATTCAACCTTTTTGCAAAGATATCGCTGAATACAGAGGATTACGAAAACGGGCTTGAAGAAGCAAGCGGAAAAACAAGCACATTTGCCGACAAGATTAAGGGCGGTCTTGCCACTGCCGCAAAGGTGGGGGCTTCCGCGCTTGGGGCTGCTGCTGCTGCTGTTGTAGCACTGACGAAACAATCCATTGCAAACTATGCCGAATACGAACA